ATCAGCGAGCCGGAATATGGCCCTCCAGTAACTGCGAAGCTGAGCGGCGTAGAAGTCACGTATCCCGAATGGTGCCGCGTGACGGTCAAGCGCCAGATGAGCAACGGGCTGGTTGCTGAATACACGGCCAACGAGCGCTGGCTCGAAAACTACGCGACCGCCAGCAAAGACACCGCGGCGCCCAACGCCATGTGGAAGCGTCGAGCATTTGCCCAGCTCGCCAAATGCGCCGAGGCACAGGCCCTGCGCAAAGCATTCCCTGAAGTTGGATCGGCGCCAACGGCCGACGAGATGGAGGGCAAGGCATTCGAGGAGCCGGTGCGCGATGTCAGCCCACGACAGCAAGCCCAGCCTGAACCGGAAGCGCTGCCCGCCTACTCCGACGACCTGCTGACCGAGAACATCGTGAAGTGGCAGCCATTGATCGACTCGAACCGCACCAGCCCTGAACACCTCATTGCGACCATCAGCAGCAAGTACACGCTGAGCCCGGCGCAGATTGAAAAAATCACCAACCTCAAAGCCCTTGATGGAGACGCAGCATGAAAATTCACAACGTAGCTCAAGGCTCCGCCGAGTGGCTTGCCCTTCGCGCCAAGTACCGCACCGCCTCCGAAGCCCCGGCAATGATGGGCGCGTCGAAGTACCAATCCCGCACCGATTTGCTGATGGCCAAGAAGACCGGTATCACACCGGACGTCACGCTCTCGCAGCAGTTCATCTTCGACAAAGGGCACGCGACCGAGGCCCTGGCCCGGCCGTTGGCCGAAGCACTGATCGGCGAAGAGCTTTATCCGATCGTTGCCACCGACGGCAACCTGCTCGCTTCCATGGACGGCGCCACGATGCTCGGCGAGACACTGTTCGAGCACAAACTGTGGAATGAGTCGGTCGTTGCCCAGGTGAAAGCCGGCGACCTGGCGCCGCATTACTACTGGCAGCTTGAGCAGCAACTGCTGGTGAGCGGCGCTGAGCGGGTCATCTTTGTTTGCTCGGACGGCACGCCGGAGAACTTCGTGCACATGGAGTACCGGCCCGTCGCCGGGCGCGCGGCCCAGTTGATCGAAGGCTGGAAACAGTTCGAGGCGGACCTGGCCAACTTCGAGATGGCCGACGCGCCTTCAATCGTCGTCGGCAAGGCACCTGATGAGCTGCCAGCGCTGCGTATCGAGCTGACCGGCATGGTTACCGCCAGCAACCTGAAGGTGTTTGAAGATTCTGCGCTGGCCGTCATCGACTCGGTGAAAACCACGCTCTCCACCGACCAGGACTTCGCCGATGCGAAGAAGGCGGTAAAGTGGTGCGGTGATGTCGAAGAGGCCGTGTCGGTCGCCAAGAAACAGGCCCTCTCGCAGACCCAAAGCATCGACGAGCTGTTTTCGTCGCTGGATCGCATCAGTGCCCATGCTCGCGAGACTCGCCTGAAAGTCGACAAGCTGGTGAAGGCTCAAGAGCTGCTGGTGAAGACCAACATCAAGCAAAAAGCCGAGCTGGCGCTGGCGGATCACATCGCCGCCATCAACAAGACGCTGGGCAAAGTCACGCTGCCTAATGTCGTTTCGGACTTCGCCGGCGCCATGAAGAACAAGCGCACCATCGCCAGCCTCCAAGACGCAGTAGATACCGAACTTGCCCGGGCGAAGATCGATGCAAGCCAGGCAGCCGACGGCATCCGATTGAACCTGACCAGTCTGGCAGAGCTCGCCGTTGATCATGCCTTCCTGTTCAGCGACGTGCAGCAGCTGGTGACCAAGGCCAACGATGACCTGGTAACGCTGATCAAATTCCGCATTTCCGAACACCAGAAGGCTGAGCAGGCAAAGGCCGACGCGAAGCGCATCGCCGAAGAGCAGGAAGCCCAGCGACTCGCAGCCATCAAGCCAGAGCCAGTCGTGGATAAAGTGGCGGCGCCCGAGCCAGTCCGCACCACGCCAGTTCAGACAGTAGCACCCGTCGCCCAGGCTACAAAGCCAGTAACGAGCCCCGTGGTCGAGCAGGTAGCGCTGCAGGCCAGCGTGACGGACTTCGAGGCACTGATCAAAGCGGTGGCATATGGTCAGGCGCCAATCACGCTGCTTTTGGTCAACTGGGAAGTGCTCGACACTATGGTCGCCGAGCAGGGATCGACCTTCAGCATGGCCGGGGTGACGCTGGCCAAGGCGGCAGCATGATCAGCAACCTCAGATCAGATATCGAGTTCCGGCGCGAGAAAGCGCTGGAGCTTTCCAGTCAGGTCCGTCGGCACTTGGACGCCGGTGGCAAATACACCATCGGCGATAGCCCGGCGATCAATCCAGACCCAGCCAAGCGTTCGGAAATGATAGACCCTACGACCATCCTCAAGCGCCGCAAGCCGCCCATCACCCGGGCCGAGCGTGAAGCGCTGCGCAAACTCGCGGAGGCTTTATGAGCAAGCGCAAGCCGCACAACCTCAAAGCCCGCATTGACCGGTCCTGCCGGTCGCTGCTCGCCGCCAACCACGTAGCAGTGGTGAACATCGACCCCAGCGGCCGCCAGGGCATGATCAATTACAAGTCGCTGAAGAACATCGCACCGGGGAAGATTGGCCAGGCCGTCTGCGGCATCCCCCACCGGTGGACGATCTACCTGAGCGCGCTTTGCATCGACGCCCGCGGCGACCGGTACAGCAAGTCGGTGGAGGTGGCGCCCGATGGCGTTTACCTCTCCGACCACTTGGAAGACGTGATCGAGCATTGCTACAAGAAGCTGCGCGACGAGGCCAACCAAAGCCAGATGGTGGCTTCGGGCTGGATCGCCATTCCCGAAGCGATATCGCTGGACGAGGCGCACGCCGCGCGCATCTTCGAAGCCGTCGGCGCCTGGCACCAGGTGAAGGTCGATTCATGCGCCGCATAGCCCGAACCCGGCAACGCAAACGTCAAACCTGGCTCGCACTGCCGGCCAGCGGAATAGAAGAGGTAGGACATGGCAGCCGCGCAGAAAGAACGATCAGCAAAGACTGCGGCGAGGCGAAAGACTCGCGGCGAGGAAGAGTTGCGACTCCACACCATGGCCGGCACCCGCCAAGCCTTGGCTGACCTGATGGCCTGGCACGGCATCGAGGAACAGGGCGAGGCCATGACGCTGATGATTCACCACCTGCACGGCCTCGGCCCAGCAGGATCAGCGCAGTTTCTGGCGCCGCCGCGACACGAAATCACGATAAGCGAGAACGTGTCGCGGAAGTTGGAGCTGGCTTATAACCGTGAAGCTCTTAGGATTACGCTCGACGATTAGGCTTGAGCCGCGAGGAATCTGTCTACGTAGCGATTAACGTGGAGCTTACCCTCTTCCACCGCGTCCTCGAATGATGTGTATTCGGCGTGCTCACGGATGTTATCCACCTGTCCGTTAGGAAGCTTCACTTCGATTCTTAGGGCTTGAGGCACAGGATTGCTTGGTGCGCCCCACGCGAAGTCAATCTTCGACTCTATGTCGCGGTAGGTGTAGTCAACAGGATACGGACGATCTACTGGCAAGCTCATAGTCTCTCCTTGATCCGGCTCCATGCCGGTCACCCGTAATACCCCATATCAACGAATCAAGCCAGCGGCCCTGCCGAGTTATAGAATCGCAAGCCCTACCCGCGACTCATCATGTATTGAACCCAATCAGTGTTAGATCCAATTTTATTTGAAGCATACTGGATTATTTGGTCGTCAGCATCAGACACTGACTTCCAACCATTGGATGGAAAATACTGCGGATTACATTCAAAGTCTTGGTAAGGGAACAGGCATTGAATTATCACTCCGGAAGGAACAGTCGCTTCGTCGTCATCCCATATAAAATATCGGAAGACTTTCACCCCACTTATGACAAACGGTTCGGTGAATGGCCTTTTAAGCTCAAGAGGTTCGCCTCGAACCTGAGCGTCGACCTTGCCCTTTACAGATCCCCCTGAAACTTGAGGGAGACGACTACGAGCGAGTGAAAGTAAGTCTCTTTTAGCTCTCAATGCAACGAGCATATCGGGCTGGGCATGGCCCCTAGCAACCCAGCCTGAGAGCTCTCCTGCTACTTTTTGAGCAAATAAAACAGCGTCACGAAGCTGGCCAAGCACAATAGCCTTTTCAGGAGGAAGATCCGCAATAGGTATCTTGTTAATAGCGTCCAAAAGACCTGGCCAGTCGTCATCTCGATGGTGAAAAAGGTACTCCCTCATCATTTTTGGCGCGACTTCGAGCTTTATGAACGAGTTAGAGAGAAGCCAGATTTTCTCTAGTGCCTGGTCTGCTAAAACACGCATGACGCCAAGCAGATTCTTCTGTCTCTCGCGTGTAGCTACTTTTGCGTGCCACATCGGTATGAACGCCGCTGTAACAACCGCCACGCCAGCACCCACAGCTTGAGCCCAGCCCGCTGCCTCATTAGGAAGCCAGCCATTCCTGCTAAAAAAACCAATGGATCCAACGATTACCCAAAATGCGGCTCCACCAACGACAAGCCACCAAATCGCCCAGAGTGTCGGCTCGAGAAACTTCCCCCACTTCATTCTTACCACCCCTTCAGAAACCTCATCAATTTCCTTAGTTAAACATCAAATGAGCTGCCAGCGAATCCAGGCGGCGAGGATCCCCTATGTCCGCACAACAGAAGAAACACCCCTTCGATTTCAAAACCCAATACGGACTCGGCTTCAACCCTCAGGACGATGAGATCGTTGTCGATTTCTTCTGTGGTGGTGGCGGCGCCGGCACCGGGTTGGAAATGGGACTGGGCCGCGCGGTGAACGTGGCGAAGAACCACAGCCCGCAAGCGATCAGCATGCACACCATGAACCATCCAGGCGCCCAGCACTTCACCACCGATGTGTTCGAGGGTGACCCGGACACCGAGTGCGGCGGGAAGGCCGTGGGCTGGTTCCACATGTCTCCGGATTGCACGCACCACAGCCAGGCTGCCGGCGGCCAGCCGCGCAAACGCGAGATACGCAACCTGTCGTGGATCGGCCTCAAGTGGGGCGGAAAGAAGCGGCCCCGTGTGATCAGCCTGGAAAACGTGAAGCAGATCCTGCAGTGGGGCCGATTGATCGCCAAGCGTGACAAGGCCACCGGGCGGGTGGTGACCCTGGACCAGGTGCCGCACCCGACCAAGAAGGGAAAGACCACCAACCGAATCGCTGCACCTGGCGAGCAAGTGCCGGTATCGAAACAGTTCCTGGTCCCTGATCCGAAGCAGCGCGGCCGCACCTGGCGCCGTTTTGTGGCGCTGCTGGAAGGGATGGGATATGTCGTGGAGTGGAAGGTGATCAGGGCATGCGACTTCGGTGCACCGACCAGCCGGGAGCGCCTGTTCATGATCGCCCGGTGCGACGGCCAGCCGATCGTGTGGCCTGAGCCGACCCACGCCAAGATCCCCGCGAAAGGCCAGCAGAAGTGGAAGACCGCTGCTGACTGCATCGACTTCACCGACCTGGGCAAAAGCATCTTCGGCCGCAAGAAAGACCTGGCCTCGGCCACCCTGCGCCGAGTTGCCAAGGGTATGAAGAAGTTCGTCATCGACAGCGCGGCGCCATTCATCGTGCCGATCGCCAACTGGTCAGGGGAAACGGTGCAGTCAGCCAAAGAGCCACTCCGCACCGTCACCTCCTACCCTAAGGGCGGCGCCTTCTCGGTGGTCAGCCCAATCATCGCGCCGGCCACGCACCAGGGCAGCGACCGAATCAACGACCCGCTCGAACCGTTGCCGACGGTGAGCTGCGCCAATCGCGGCGAGCTGACGCTGATCAGCCCCACACTGATTCAGTCGGGGTACGGCGAGCGGCCTGGCCAGGTGCCGCGAGTGCCTGGTCTGGATCAACCTCTGGGCACCGTGGTCGCTGGCGGCGTGAAGCACGCTCTCGCCGCCGCGCACCTGGTGAAGTTCCGATTCAACGATACGGGCAAGGCGCTGGACGAGCCTCTGCCGACCGTCACCAGCGGCGGTAACTATCAGCGCCCGGCCGGTGCCGCTCACGCTATGGGCATCTCCACGGTGTTCATGGCCCAGATGAATGGCGGCTTCAACACCACCGACGCCAAGAGCATCGAAGACCCGATGACCACGGTCACAAACACCGGCAGCCAGCAGCAACTAGTGGCGGCGAACCTGGTGCACCTGCGCGGCAACTGCGATGCACGGGACGTGAACGACCCGCTACACACCGTAAGCGCCAGCGGCCAGCACCATGGGCTGGTCAGCGCATTCATGGAGCGGGCATTCGGCGCCAGTGTTGGCCAAGGCCTGGGGGAACCGGCGCCGACCATTACTGCCGGTGGCGGGGGCAAGAGCTCACTAGTGTCGCTCACCCTCTCGCCAGAGCATGAAGCCGGAGCCCTGCGTGTCGCCGCCTTCCTGATCAGCTACTACGGCACGGAGAACATCAGCGCTTGCGACTCGCCGGCGCCGACGATCACCACCAAGGACCGCTTGGCGATGGTCACCGTGATGGTCAAGGGCACGCCCTACGTGATCGTCGACATCTGCCTGCGGATGCTGAAGCCGTCCGAGCTTTACAAGGCCCAGGGCTTCCCGGCGGACTACATCATCAGCCACGGCGCCGACGGTAAGCCGTTCACCAAGACCCAGCAGGTGCACATGTGCGGCAACAGCGTCAGCCCGCCGCCGATGGCAGCGCTGGCACGGGCCAACGACCCATGGCGTACGGAACAACGCCAAGCGCTTGCAGCTTGATGATCAGCTCGAACCAGGCGGAATACCGTCCTTGTTGAAGTCCTTCAGGCGTTCCCGCTCTTCCTCGGTGGAGTGCGCCGGGGTTTCTTGTTCGGGCTCTTTCTTCTTTTCTTCAGTCATCGCTATGTCCTCTGGGTGGTAGCTGTTTCGGCACCCGGTGGAATCTGCAGTTCAAATCAATCTGCTCCACCGCCCGGGCATGGCCCGGCAAGGACTCCCCATGCCTACAGAAAACAAACCGGCTGATCCTTTCGGCCCGCACGGCCGCACCTTTCACATTCACCTGAGCGTGCGCGGGGCAATTCGCGACTTCAGCAAGCGCCAGCTCAAGGGCATGTTTCGTGTGGATGGCCGTGAATGCACCGCCGACGAGGCGACGGATCATCTGCTCGAAGCGCTGGCCCAGGGCAAAGAGGTACTTCCGTTTGGCCCGCCTTGTGAAGGCTTCGATTTCGCCGGCGGTGGTTGCCCTGGTCATGACAAGGAGGTCGCATGAAGCGCGTCTACCTCAGCGGCCCCATGACCGGACTGCCCGGCCTCAACTTCGCTGCCTTCCACGCCATGACTACCAACCTGCGCGCCGGCGGCCACACCGTCACTAACCCTGCCGAGATCAACCCCGACGGGGGGACTTGGAACGACTGCATGCGCCGAGACATTGCCGCACTGATGGACTGCGACACCGTGGCCACCCTGCCCGGCTGGGAGCATTCAAAGGGCGCCCGCCTGGAAGTCCTGATCGCCGAACGCCTCGGCATGACGGTTGTGAATGCCCATGATCTGGTAACGAGGCAGGCTGTATGAGCGACGTGAGGAAATGGTACATCGGGGTATACGGCGGAGAGGCGCAGGCCCGGACATGCTCACCTCATCCGAATGAAGTGATCCGCGACTGTGAAGGCGACACTTTTGTTCTGTCCCGGGATTACATGGCCCGCGAGGCAGAGCTGAAAGAGGGGATCGCCAAGCACTGGCAGGTAATCTGTGATCAGCGCGCCAAGATAGACGCCCTGCAACAGCGCCTGACCGCAGCGGATGAGCGGGCCGACACGGCAACTTCGCTGATCCAACGCATCGTCGCAAACTTCGACTCCGAGATTGAGTGTCACGAAGACGTAGAGCCGAACGACCTGGAACACGACCAGGTCTTGATTGAGATGCGCGAGTTCCTGAGCCCGAAGGACACTGAATGGCGCATGAACCCATGCAGGAACGGTCATCGAGATGTCGGTGCCGCTGGCGGCGTAGCGCACTGCTACACCTGCGACGAGAAGCTCACGGCGGCAAACACTCGAGAAGCTTTCGAGCAATGGAACGCAACGCATCCAGCCACTTGAACGTCGAATCCCGATAGGAGTACATCCGTACTCCACCCGCAAAACCTGCAACCCATCCCCCTTCAAAGTCAGCCGCTATAGCGGCAAGGACGAGCTCGACCATGGAAAAGATAAAACTCGGCCCGGACCATTATCGCTACGTCGACGAGCTCGACCCGAAAGGTCTGGAAGTCACCTGCAAAAAGTACGTGGTTATCGGCGAAACCGATCATTGCTGGTACATCGTGAGCGAATTCCACAACAACCTCTTCGGTGGCTCGCAGCGTGAAGCCCTGCTGAAGCAGTACCGCAAGCGTGTGCTGAAGGATGGCGGCGAATGGGGCCGGCGCTTCGCCTACACCGACAAGGCGCTGGCACTGCGCTCGTACAAGGCCCGCAAAGCATGGCAGATGAAGCATGCCCAGTTGTCCATGGAGCGCGCGAAGGCAGCAATCGGGTACTTCGGCAACCATGAAGTCGAAAGCACCGTGCCGACCGAGGCCGTGACCATCCCAAGCGAATACATCCAGGGGTTGAACTGGGAGGATTACTGATGATCATCGATGATGTAATGACCGACAAGATCACCCTGCACGGCCTCGGGTTCGTGCAGGTTCAGCTTGAGGGCAACCAGCGGCTGCACGTTTGGCACCCTGAATTACCGCGCCGGGCCTGCTTCGAACATTCGGCCATCCACGACCACCGCTTCAACTTCACCTCGCGTGTCATCGCCGGCAAGCAGATCAATCACTGCTTTGAGATTGTTTACCATGATGCCGGCGAGTACATGCTGTACCTGCACGAGGGGGCACGGACAGCGGGCGGAGGCAGGCCATGGACACCAGATGGCCGGGCCGATCTCGTACCGGACGGCACGATCATCATCACCGCCGGCAACGACTACAACACCCTGGCGTACAAGTACCACCGCACGGAGCCCGGCGGCGATGGCCGAGTGGCGACGATCATGGCCAAGCGCGGTGATTACCCTGCGGGCGCGCACTCAACATGTCGCGTCGGCATCGAGCCCGACACCGACTTCGACCGGTTCCAGTGGTCGCCCGCTCAACTATGGGAGGTCGTCAGCGATGTGCTGCTCGGCCAGAAGGTGACGCCATGATCTTCTCCCCGCTCTACGTGGCCTACCTGATCTACCGGGGGCCGTGGCGATGAAAGCACGCATCGAGAAGAAGCTCAGTAAGCGCCTCGTTCAGCTCCACCCCGCGCTGTATGGCAAGGCATGGCGAGACGATGAGAAATCCGAACTGGCTTACGACCAGAATTCGAGCGTCAGGCATTGCCTGAGTGTTGGCGGGGGCACCGACTACTGGGGCGAAGGGATGGATGCTTACACGGTGTGGGCTGACTGGAAAATGAATTGGTGCTGGCATGGGCCGTTCGAAGCTCACCCCGACGGCCACCAATCCGAGGGGTATCCAGACACAGGTCGCTTCAGGCCAACCACGCGAAACCTGCTGAAACTGGCGGTCGACTGTGAGCTGGCCGAGCGAGCCAAAGGCCGCAGGCGATGAGCCGCCTAGTCAGCGTCCGCACCGAGGTACTGACCGGCCCGGCGCTGGACTGGGCAATCAACGCGATCGAGGGTGATCAGCAGCCCGGCACCGGTCAACTGCATCTCTTCGCCCTGCCTGACGCCGAACGCCTGATCATGAAGTACGGCGTATGGTGCGAGGCTGGCCAGAGCGACCCGTGGCTGGCCGACGCGACAAACGACCCGTTCAACCGCCAGCCCGGCGAAACCCGAACCATCGCAGTGTTCCGCGCCGTGGTCTTCGCCAAACGTGGCAACACCGTGAAAGTCCCCGCCGAACTCATCCAGTTGTAAACCCAAAATTGACAACTCAACAGCCTGCCGGTGTACGGCAGGCGAGGAATGCGCTAACTCGAAATTAATGGGCTGTTGATTCAGCGCTTATCCCGCTGGATCGATCGAGAACCTTTCAAGAAAGCATAAAAAAACCCCCTCCATTTCTGGAAGGGGCTTTGCGGGGCGTACTGGATTCGAACCAGTGGTGCGATTGCTCACACGCCAGAGTATCAATCTGGTGCTTTAAGCCACTCAGCCAACGCATGCCAATCATATCCAAGCACGAAACAAATATCAAATAGCCACCTTCTGCCGCCACGCGCGGCATGGAGCATCACCAATGAAAAAAGAGCTGATCAAGATCAGTGAATTCCAGCGCCGGCGCTGGGGTGAAAACGGCACACCACCCTGCCCCCAGGCGATCCGCAACTACATCCGCAACGGCAAGGTGCCCGGCGAGCAAATCGGCAAACTCTGGTACGTTGATTGGACCGCGTTCAGCCGTTCGGACGGCAATGACCTGGTCGCGATGGTATTGAAAGGAGCTGCATGATGGTCCCACGGCCGCGCAACAAGGCGAACAAGAGCCTACCGCAGAACCTGTACTTCGATTCGCGGCGCTCAACCTATCGCTACCGCCGACCCACCGACGGTAAGTGGTTCCAGTTCGGCTCTGACCGGATCAAAGCGATCGACGCCGCGAAGCAGTTGAATCTGGAGTTCATGCGCGGCGCTGACCTGGTCGGCGCCGTGATGGGCAGCACATCAGAATCGTTTGCCGGCTTCCTTGACGCATACGAACGCGACGTTCTGCCGCCGAGGGAGCTGGCGAAAGGAACCTTGGGACTGTACGCCGTGCACTTCCGGCGCTTCCGGAAACATTTCGAAGGCAAAGCCATCGATCAGATCACGATCCGCATGATCGCGGAGATGCTGGACGCCCTCACACCGCGCACTGCCAACCAGTGCCGCGCGCTGCTGATCGACATATTCAACCACGCAGCGGCCAAGGGCCTGTGCCCGGACAACCCGGCCGCCAGCACCATTAATCGAATTGAGAAGAAGCAGCGCAAGCGACACACCGTCGAAGGCCTGAAGGCCATCCGGGAGAAGTCACCGTTCTGGCTGCAGAACGCAATCGACCTGGCGCTGATCACCGCGCAGCGCCGGACGGACATCTTGAATATGCGGTTCGATGGTGTTCGAGAAGGGTTTTTGTATGTGGTTCAGCAGAAGACGGCTAAGGCCAGCGACGCGGCGTGGATCCGGTTCAAAGTAACCGAAGAACTCCAGGCGGTTATCAGCCGGTGCCGGGATGACATCGTCTCGCCCTACCTGATCCATCGCCGCCCAGACCGCAAAAAGCAGAAGCAGGCGCAGACGAAGGACCACTGGACGCAGGTCGAAGAGCGATATTTGACGCGAGCCTTCAAGGAGGCCCGGGATGCGGCGGGTTGTTACAAGGGATGGAAGGAAGAGGAAATGCCGGGCTTCCATGAAGTGCGAGCGCTGTCGCTGCACCTGTATCAGAAAGCCGGGAAGGACGGTCAGAAGATCGCCGGCCACGCCAGCGAGACCATGACAAAGAACTACCAGAAAGACCATGCCGAGATCGTGTGGTCAGAGGCAATTCCTGATTTGAATATCAGCGAAATCACCGGGTAGATTTGCGCAAGTTTTGCGCGGGTTTTGCGCATGCACAAAAAAGCCGATCCATCTGATCGGCTTAACTGTCTGATTTTACTCAGGAAATATGGTCGGGACGGAGTGATTCGAACACTCGACCCCTAGCACCCCATGCTAGTGCG